GGCGGTGCGGCTATTAACACCAGCGGAACGCAGTCTGGCATTCAGACTATATCTCCTAGAGGTATTGATATTGTTCAATTAGGCGGCGCATCAGATTGCCCAACTATTCAAAACTTCATTTTTGTTGCTGACGTAAGCCGGTTTGTGTTTGCGTTTGGATGTAACGACTACAGCAGTACAGTCCAAGATCCTATGTTGATTCGCTGGTCTGACCAAGAATCTGTAACAAACTGGACACCATCAGCCACAAACCAAGCCGGTAGTATCCGCCTGTCCCACGGCTCAGAGATTATTACTTGCGTACAGACCCGCCAAGAGATTGTGGTTTGGACTGACTCATCTTTGTATTCACTCCAATATCAAGGCCCGCCAGCAGTTTGGTCTAGTCAGCTTCTAGGAGACAACATCTCCATCATCGGCCCTAATGCGGCTGTTGTTGCATCTGGCGTGATTTACTGGATGGGCGTAGATAAATTCTATAAGTACGATGGTCGCACTCAAACTTTGCGTTGCGATCTGCTCCGTCATATCTACCAAGACATTAACTTAGCGCAGGCATCTCAAGTGTTTGCTGGGACTAACGAAGGCTTTAACGAAGTCTGGTGGTTTTATTGTTCTGCTACTAGCTCTGCCATTGACCTGTACACAATCTATAACTACGCAGAAGATGTCTGGTCTTATGGGACACTGGCCCGTACAGCATGGCTTGATTCAGGACTGCGTAATTACCCACTAGCCGCTACATACTCTTATAACCTTGTTGACCATGAGCAGGGTAATGACGATAACGTAAGCGGTACACCGGCGGCTATTTCTGCCATCATTGGTTCTGCCGAGTTTGACATTGACGATGGCGATCACTTTGGCTTTGTCTGGAGAATGCTCCCAGATATTACATTCCGTGGGTCAGATGCGGCATCTCCTCAAGTCACCATGACACTGATCCCCATGCAGAACTCAGGCTCTGGATATAACAATCCTATCTCTGTAGGCGGTAACTCAAGTGCTACAGTAACCCGTACATCTACCTCAGTGATTGAGCAGTTTACGGGTCAGGTGTACGTCAGGGTGCGAGGCCGTCAGATGATTATTCAAATTGAATCTAATCAACTAGGATGTGCTTGGCAGTTGGGTTCACCTCGTATTGACATTAAACAAGATGGTCGCAGAGGTAACACATGATTGTTATTTCTGACTTTGAGATCAATCAGGTAGCCGCACCTAACCTACCGCTGTCTCCGTTTGAGTATGACAGGCTGTATGTCGATCAGCTAAACAACGTGCTTCGCCTGTACTTTAACAGAGTTGATGCTATTTTGAACCAGCTAAAGACAGATGAGATCATCCCAGCCTTGACTAACTACACAGTGGCAACGTTGCCAAGCGCGGTTACATCTGGCAAGGGCGCGAGGTCTTTTGTTACTGATGCTTTGGCTCCTGTATTTGGAGCAACCGTTGCGAGTGGTGGCGCTACTGCTACGCCCGTATACTCTGACGGAACGAATTGGAAGGTTGGATAATGGCATTAGACCCGAACACCGCAGCATCTCTTGCTCAAGCATACGAGCAAGGTGACTTTGACCAAGTAAATAATATCTTGGGTGGCGGGGGCATTAGTGCAAACGATGTTCAAAGTTACTTTAACTTTAACAAATCTCAGATGTCGGATTTAGGAAGCGCTGGAATTAACTTTGCGCCAGCTCCTACAGAAATTGATTATTTTGCGCAACAGTTTGCTCCAGATAGTTATGCTGACGTTTTATCTGCTGTATCTGGTGGTGGGGGGTCTGTTTTAGAAGATACCTCAACTTTTAATGATAGTGGAGCCACTGCTGTCTACCAACCGCCAGAAACGTCAACTGGGTTCAAGGCTTCTGGAAGCTCTGGTGATTACGAGGTTGAGCCTCCTCCGCCGGAAGACCCCACAAAAATAACCCCCCCGCCCATCCCTATTCGTACTTTTACGGATACCGTTAAGACCCCTACCGGAATAGCGTCTTTACCTATTACAAACACGGTGGCTGCGGCTGCAACTACGCCAAATAAACCCTCAGACACAGACATTGTTAAGTTTCTTACTGATAACCCAAAAATAACCGATGCAGAAATTGCTAGGATTATGGATAGCACTGGGTTAAGACCAGAAGATATTGCACGAGCCACAAACAGTAAAGTAGAAGATGTAACCGCTAGGTACGAGGCAGTAACTCCAACTGCGCCCGCTGCACCCGCCGCTCCTACAACTACGCCTGCTAGTGCTGTTACTCCACCAGCAGACACTACTGCCGCATCCGACAAAATAAAACAACAAATCCTTGGTCAAGGCATAACCAGCAAATGGTCTGGTGAAGGGTTTGGCTCGGCTGAAGCCAATGCTGCGGATATGGCTAAGATCATGGCCGGAATCGGTATCACAGACATTAAACAGTTTGGTAGGGTTCCTATTCTTGAACAAGCCGTAGTGAAACAAGGTTACAACGGTCAAGCCGCTCAACAAGATGAAGATGGTAACTACTTCATTGTTCAACCTTCTGGTGAGTATGACAGTGAAGGTAATCAGATTTCTACAAGAGTTAATGTAGATCCATCTAAATTAGAAAAAGTATACGGGACTTACCAAAATTTAAGCGGTAACCCTGAAGAAGTTTCAAGTTTTGTTGCTGTTGACCCATCTAAAGTAATTACAAAAGATGGCGTGTCAATGGTTCAAACCGGCACTACTTTTGGCAATAAAGAAACTGGTCAAGCTGTACCAAACACTTATAGCGAACGCCAACAAGGAAACTTCTTTGGTGGAACCTTTGCGGGTAAAGGTAACACTGGCTATGGTGTCCAGTTTGATGCGCAAGGTAACCCCATCTTTTACACACAAGGCGCGTCCTCAAATGACCTAGCCAACATCATGAAGGATCTGGGCCCTATTGGGCAGATCGGCTTGGCTATTGCAACTGGTGGTTTATCTATCCCACAGCAGATTGCCGCGAACATGGCAATTCAAGTGCTCAGTGGTAAGGATATTGGTGATGCCATAAAAAGTGCCGCAATTAGCTTTGCAGGTTCTCAAATTCCCGGCATGGATTTTATGTCAGATGGTGCTTCGTTTATTAAAGACCTTGGCCTATCACCTGATCTTACAAAAACCTTAACCAGTTCTTTCCAAAATGCCGCAGTCTCTGCTGGTACTGCGTTACTTAGTGGGCAAGATGTTGGCGAAGCGATGATTCGTGGTGCTACTACTGGCGGTGTTAACGGCGCTGTTAACTCTTTATTAGGTAACATTGAAGGGTTTGGAGATCTAACTGCTAACCAAAAGAAAATAGTTACTAATGCCGTAACTGGTGTAATTTCAGGTAAACCTTTAGATCAGATTGTTATTAACAGTGCTATTGCCGCAGCTAATAATGCCGTTAAAGAAGCAAAAACAACTAATGTTTCTGACGGTTCAGATGTAATTAGTACATTACAGAATGCTGGATTAACTGAAGATCAATTGGCTGATGCAAATTTATTTGGAACTGGTGAAAAGTTAACAGTATCTGCTGATGCTCAAGGTATTATTGATGAATTAGCCGCTATTAAACCTGATGAGTTAGCTTTTGTTGGGCCTGCTTCTGGACTTGGTAGTGCCGCTGCAACGCAAACTGCCGCATTGTTACAACGTGCTGCCGCTACTCCAGCGGGGCAAGAGGCTTTAAGACAGGCCGCTACTGTTAGTACTACTGTCCGTGATGCACTCATAGCTTCAGGTGTATTTACTGCCGCTGGCTTAACATCTTTTATTGCTGGTAATCAATTAGTACCGGCTAAGATTAATACTGTTACTCAAACTACCAACAGTGATTTAGTAAATCAGATTCCTACTGACACTATTGCGGGTATATTAAATAAGACTGTTACACCCACAACAGCAGTTCAGACCGCAACAGTACAACCTAATACACAAGTAGCTACTACAGCACCAACTACTTATGTAGTACAGCCCGGTGATTACACAGATACCACTGAAGTTGTCCAACCTTGGCAGTCAATAAACCCAACAACTCAAGTAGCCCAGCCTGATGCCAGTCGTTTCGCCTCTATGCTTGGAGTAAATGTAGATACTGCGACTAATTTATTAAGAATATATCCCTCATTATTTGGTGAGGATGAATCATTTACACCTGCTGATATTGAGAAAATGACGAGTACAGATATTCGTCTAATGCAGAGTGCTGGTGGTGGAGCAGACGATAATATTATTACTCAGAAACCTTCTAATAATACTGTTGTTGCTAGAGATTCTGAAGGTCAGCCAATTACTTATGGTGATTTAGTTAATATTATTGGAAGTAATAAAGTTACTACTCAGCCTACTGTTCAAGCTACAACTACAACGCAGCCAACAGTTACAGTAAGTCCAACAACATCACCAACTGTAACTACAGAAGCTACAACTTCACCAACCGCAACTACAAGAGCTACAACATCGCCAACTACGTTTATTACTACAGAGGTTACAACTACACCTACTACTTCAACAACTACCAAGCCTACTACTGTTGTTACTACAGAAACTACTCCTACTACTGAAGTTACTACTAAAGTTACTCCTACTACTGAAACTACAACTAAACCAACGACAGCAACGCAAACAACTGTTGAGCCAACGACTTCAACTCAAACAACTACAAAACCAACTACGGCTACGCAAACTACAACTACGCCAACTGCCGCTACTCAGACTACGACAACTCCAACGACGGCCACGCAAACAACTACAAAACCAACAACTGCGACCCAGACTACAACTACCCCTACAGCCGCAACGCAGACTACTACTACTCCAACCACAGCTACGCAGACAACAACAACCCCAACTACTGCGACTCAGACAACTACAACTCCGACAACCGCAACTCAAACAACGGTTACGCCTACTACAGCAACACAAACTACCACCACTCCAACGACTGCCACCCAGACAACGACTACACCTACAACAGCAACACAAACCACTGTTGAGCCAACAACTGCTACACAAACAACTACAACGCCTACTCCTACCGTAACAGTTACTCAGACTCCAACTCCAACTGCAACAGTTACTCAAACTCCAACGCCTACAGCAACAGTTACTCAAACTCCAACAGCAACAGTTACAACGACACCAACCCCAACAACTACGCCAACAGTTACAGTCAAACCAACGGTTACTGTAAAACCAACGCAAACTACAACTACACCTGATGTTTCTATGCCTCAGGCACAGGCAACTGCCGCCGCCCTAGGTATTCCTGCCTTGGCTAATGTGTTCTATTACGGCAAAGAGTTTGGGTCTAAGAAGCAAAAACTTAATGAAAAAGGTGAGTTGATTGATGAGGACTACAAACCCCTAAGTGTTACCAAAGCGGGAGCAGAGGGAGAACTTATGGAAGAGATTGCCGAAGAGAAGAAAACAAAGGAAAATAACACCGATGACGCACTTGATTTGGTCTTAGGTAAATCCAGTGATTCAATGTCGTTTGACGACTTACTTAATATTGTGAAGGGAGCCTAAGATGGATGATTATGGACAAGACTTTGGTTACAGCGATACCACAGAAGAGATCCCTAGCTGGATGGGTGGCAACCGAGAACTGGAAACTGGAAACTGGTACTCTGGTTTAAATGAAGCCAACTCAGGTACTAACCTTGAGTCAATGGCTGGTTACACATTTAAAGATGGAGTATGGACTTCTCCACAGGGACTTACTTTTGATACAAAAACTAATACAGGATCATTAGCCGACCTCTTTAAAAATGGTGGAATTGGCAGTGTATTAGGTATTGCGGGAGCTGCTGGTTTAGCTCAACAACTAATGGGCGGTAGCGGTGGTGGTTATGCAGGATATCAAGGTGGTATACCCAGATACACAGCCCAGCGTACCCAATATGCTTTACCAGTTACACCATTACCTGCTGATCAGCGAGCTAAAGTAACTGACGCATCTATTAAAAACTTTGTAAATCAAGAAGGTTTGGGTGCTGATCGTGTAGCCAGAGCTATGGTCAAATATGGCATTACGCCTGAACGCATGGCTGGAATTACTTCTTTGCCAGTAGCTGACATTGCAAGTAGATACCGTGAAGCTCTTGGCCCTAACCAGTCTCTGGCTAATCCAATTTATGGAACGCCTGGTCGTCGTCCTGGATCTGGCGGTATTACATACTTTAGTCCTATGCAGTACAACGTTGTTCCTACTGTTGCTCCTACAACTGTTCCAACTACAGTAGCAACTGAACCCACAACTCAACCTACAGTTGTAGCGGCTGGTGGTGGAATGATGCATGGTGGCATTTCAAGTTTGGGAGGATACTCCGATGGTGGTCAGTTATTGCGTGGCCCTGGAGATGGTGTATCTGACAACATCCCTGCAACCATTGGCAACAAACAACCTGCCCGTCTTGCTGATGGTGAGTTTGTTGTGCCTGCTCGTATTGTTTCTGAACTTGGTAATGGTTCAACCGAGGCAGGAGCACGTAAACTCTATGCCATGATGGATCGTATTAAGAAGACACGAGCCAAGGCTAAAAACATTGCAGCTAATACCAAAGCTGATAAACATCTTCCCGCTTAAGGACTAACATGGCAACCTCATATCCAGCCGCTGGCACTTCTTCCCAATCTACTCTATCCGAGTATGCAGGCCCATATGTAACGGGAATGCTTGGGAAAGCTCAAGCTATTTCTGAACAGCCTTATTCTGTTTATCAAGGCCCGATGACGGCTGGTGAATCCTCATTACAGAGCAATGTATTTAAAGGTTTGGGGGAATTAAGTTTTCCTAGCCAATTGGGTCAGACATTCAGTTCTAGTGGTGCATATACGCCACCAGCTATGTCACAAAATACTTTTGCTAATCAACCTATTGGCATGGGTGCTGGTGCTCCTATGGGAGGTGGTATTGCTGGTTTAAGTAGTGGAACTTCTACTGGTACTACTAGTGGTACTACTCCACCATTAGGTATGGCTTCTCAATACATGAACCCATACTTGCAGTCAGTTCTTCAGCCTCAGTTAGAAGAACTGCGCCGTCAGTCTCAAATGAATATGCAACCTAGCATGGCTAAGCTGACCCAAGCTGGTGGCTATGGTGGTGGTCGTCAAGCTATTATGGAATCTGAAGCTAACCGAAATTTGTTGCAAGCACAAAACCAAGCTATTGGTACAGGATACGCTAGTGCTTACGACAAAGCTATGCAACAGTTTAATACTGAGCAAGGTCAAGCCAAGACTTTGGCTGACATGATGAGTGGTGCTGGCGCACAACAGCGCGGTATTGAGCAAGAAGGTATTAGTGCTGACTACAATGAGTTCTTAGCTCAACGTGACTACCCACAAAAGATGTTGCAGTTCCAACAGTCTATGCTTCAAGGTCTGCCAATCTCTACAGTTTCTACCAGTCCAGCTTCTATGACTGGTTTGGGTTCATTGCAGTCTACAGTAGGTACACTAGGATCTACATACGACTTGCTTAAGAAACTTAAAGTTATCGAATAAGGATAAAAAATGAATCTCGTTCAAGTACAAGAGCGTTTAAAGGATATGCCTACACAGGTAATCATGTCCTATGCCAACGGCATGAACCCAGAGGTTCCTCCTTATTTGGCTTTAGGTGAACTAAACCGTCGCAAACAGATGGAGCAGAAAGCGGCTCAACCTCCCCAAGGAACTGTTAAAGAAAACATTGAACAGCAGATGGGTGTAATGCAGTTGCAGGCGGCTAAGCAAAAGCAAATGGCTCAGCAGATGGCACAGCAGGGTGCTGAAGCTCAGATGCCTGTACCGCCTGGTATTCCTCAACCTCAAGACCAGCCTCAAATGGAAGACTCTGGAGTAGCTGGACTGCCTATGCCAGAGATGAACTTTGGCTCTGGTGGAATTGTTGCTTTTGCTAATTTAGAAGGTAATCAACTTGTTGAAGATGAAGAGAAACGTAAGATTCAAAGAATAGCTCTTCAAAATCAAACGAAAGTACCTAATCCTATATTGCCAGAGCCTGTAGACCCAGTAGCTGTGTTGTCTCAACGGGCTATGCAAGCTCCTGAAGAACTGCCAAATCGTGAAGCTATGATGGCTGAAGCGGTTAAGACAGATCCTTATCTTAATAAGATGCCTGGCCAAAAACTAGAGACTGGCATTGCTGGTCTTCGTCAGGGTTATGGAAAACAGCAAGAAACTTTTGATAAGAATGAGGAAGCAGCAGCTCGTGCGGCTTTGTGGAAAGGTTTGATTGAAGGCGGTGAGTCTACTCGTGGCATTAGAGGCGGTGGTCTTAGAGGCTTGGGTACTGGTGCTGGTAAGTCTTTCCTTGAGTCTATGGAAGGCGCTCGTACTCGTGAGATGGCTCAGCAAAACTTAGTCAATGAGCGTAACTTCAACCTTACTAAGATGGAAGATGAGTTGGAGAAGTCTCGCATTGCTACCTCACAGGGTCGCTTTAACGATGCTTACAACGCTAAGATCAAGGCAGCTGAGTTCAAACAAAATGCTCAGAAGAATGCTAATGATTTGCTTGGTACAAGTGCTCAGATTAAAGGTCGTTCTGATCTTGAGAAAGATCGTCAACTCTTTGAAGCTGGTGAAGGTGTTAAGAAGCGCGACTTTGAGGCTGGTGAAAACACTAAGAGGTATGCTAATGATGTGGCACTGGAAAAGATTCGTCAATCTGCTCCGCCAGCAATGGTTAAGGAGTTTGATGACTATATTAAACGAGCTAAAACAGATCCTTCTAATGCAAACAAAACTGATTACGAACTGTATAAGCAGTGGGCTGAAGACAAGCAGGGTACAACACCAGAGTTGAAACGTGCGGCCTTAATTCAAAAAGCCATAGACTCTTATGGTAAGTTAGATATCATGGCTGAGAAGCGTCTTGCTGCGCAAGGAATTGATACGGTTGAAAAGTACATTGATTTCTATGTCAGCAAATCAGGTAAAGTAAATGAAGGCAGTGGAGATACACCACCTATTAGTGCTTTGAAAGAAGGTGAGAAAACAACCTTTGCAAATGGACAAGTCTGGACATTAGAAAACGGCAAACCAAAACAGGTGAAATAAGATGGCTAAAGACCAGTGGGAAGTTGTATCACGAACCCCTATACAGTCTTCTAAGTCACCTTGGGAAGTTGTATCTGTAACTCCAATCGGAGAAGAGGATAGGAAAAAGAAAGAAGAGGAAGAGCGGAAGAAGCAAGGAATAGCTTCTATTCTTCCTGAGGATCCTTTTAAGCCTACTATTTTAACTAAAGACACCCGATATAAATCTGGTAAAGGTGGCTACGACTTTGAAAAAGGTGAAATAGCTCCGACCATTAACAATACTTACTACACTCCTGAAGGTGTATTGGTTACTCGTGACCCTAAACAATCTAACCAAGATTGGGCGGCTGAACAGAAAGCTAGAGGCGCTCAGCCTATCAGTACCTATGCAGGTATTAGCGATCTAATTACTCCGCGCTATCCACTTCCTACGCCAGTTGCTCCAGTTCAGCAAGCACCCACTCCTCCTGTTCCGCCTCCCGCTCAACCTACAGCCCAGCCTGTTGCCCCTCAAGCATTAGCTCCTACTAAACCTACCGATGAGTTTGCTCCTTTAGAAGAGTACGGCAAACAATTTAAAGGTATGTTTACAACTGGTTTCCCCATGATGGGAGAGCAGTTAAAAATGTCTGGCGGTGCTGAGTCATTAGACATGACTGCCAAGAAGTTTACTTTAATGAATAAGATTGACAGCGGTGAGTTCACCGATGTTCGTCAGCTTCGCTCACAACCTGGATTTAGTCCTGAGGTGGGTATGTACTTTGCCTCTAAGCAAGATGTTAGAGATAAATTAAAGAATTCTGTAACCAAAGATTTGGTTAACAACAAACAGTTCATCATGGCTTCTATGGCCGCACTTGAGAACTATAAGAAAGAAGCTGAGCAGTATCGTCCTAGAACAGACGAGTTAACCGACATCCGTATGGATGCAAACTTCCCCAAAGATTTTACAAACTATTTAGCCGCCAAAGCTGGTTCTGGCACGGCTCAATATGGCCCATTAATGTTGAGTGCTATTTTTGGTGGTGCGCCATTAACAATGGGTCTGAGCACTAGCATGGGTATGTCAGAGACTGTTGGTAATCGTATGAAGTTTATGGAAGAGAAGTTAAAAGGACTTCCTCCAGAACAGCAAGCTCAAGCAATGGTTAAGTATTTGAATGAAACAGATGATGTCAACATGATGGTTGCCATTGCATCTGGTTCTATGGATACATTCTTTGGTTTGGCTGGTGGTCTTATTAAGAACATTGCTAAGAGCAACTTAGAAAATCAGACTAAGAAACAAGCCATGAAAGAGGCTGTTAAAGATCTTCCTAAGAACTTAAAGGGAGAGTTTGTAACTGGCGGTGCTCAAGAGGGAACTCAGATTCTTGGCGAGAAGGCTCTTGGAGAACAGAAAGATATTCTTAATGTTAAGAATGCTAAGCGTATTCTAAACGCCGCTGCTGCCGAGGCTGCTAGTGTATTGGGTGGTGCTCCTCTTAATGTTGCGGCTGCTGGTCTTCGCGCGCCTGGTGCGCCTGCTCCTGAGGTTAAGGAAAGGATTGAGCCTACCTTAGAGATGACTCAGCGTCCTGAGAAAGAGCTACTTCCTAAAGAACCTATCGTTCCTCTTGAGGATCGAGAAAAGAGCATAGCAATTCAGACTGCTCCTACGCAGACTACACCTACTGAAACTGTACCCCCAGTTGAGGTTAAGGCGGAAGAGCAACTGCCTCAGTTCCCAGATCAAGAACTGGACGATCTGATTGCCAAGTATGAGACTCCTGCAACTACACAAGTGACTGCCGAAACGCCTGCCGTTTTGCCTGCCGAAGTACCTGCTATTCCTTTAGAAACAACAACTTCCGAGGTGCAGGCACCTGCCGAAGCACCTGCTGTAGCACTTCCTGAATTAAAAGCACCATCTGGTTTTAAGTTAAAGAAGGGTCGCAATGAGCAGGTAGTTTTAGCCGCTCGCCAGTTGGCTAATGGAGAAATTACCAAAGAAGAGTTTGATAAGTATGTAGATACATATACGCCTATCGCAACCATCGACATAGATAAGATGGAGCCTCCAATTGAAGACGCTCCTATGGCGGAGATGTTGACTACCAAACTAGGTAAGGACAACAAAGATCCTGCCAAAGTCAATGCACCTATAGCTGATGGCACTCCTGTTGGTCTGCGTATGGACATCCCCGCTTTGGATTGGGGTAAAGCTAATAAGCAGAATGGTAGCGTAGTTTCTATCCACTATGCCTCTGATCCTAGTAATCAAGAATCTGGACGAAATCTTAGTTACAAATCGGCTGGCGCTATCACTGACGCTCAGTTTGCTATTCGTGATGAAAACAGAGCATTTAAAGTTGCACAAAGTGTAGAAGGTCGTAAGGGTAGGAAGACTCCACAGCAGACCATTGAAGGTAAGTGGGTCAACATGACTCCTGCTCAAGTGATGCAGAAGATTCAAGAGAACTTTAACAATCCAGAGTGGACGCAGGTCAGCATGGATCCCCTGCGCCATTCGTTCTTCTATAGCAGGGCTACTAAAGAGCCTGTCATTTCAGCCGATGAGGTACTTCAGGTTGGACGTTTTGTTCTGGCTAAGAATGTAAAAACTGCTCCTCGTGAACAGTTCCTCTACAACTTAGATCCTAATAGTCCAGTGGATGCGACTAACCCAGACACTAGTTACAACTTAACCGATTCTATTCTTGACTATGTTGATCAAGAGAATCAGAAGCGTTCACCTTCTTTAATTCGTGAGATCAAGACTCTTACCAATCAGCGTAACGAAGGTAGGTTAACTGACCAAGAGTACCTTGATCGTGTCAATGCTGCTATTGAAGCAGACCAAGAAGCTAAAAACAAGAAGTTGATGAGGTCTGGTGACCGAATTCGTGGTGCTGACTTTATCCGTCAAAAGCTATTGGAAGCTAAACGCCGCGGTCAGTTGTCTGAGAATGCAGTTGACATGGCTGAGTGGTTCATCCTTAAGAACCCTGCTTTAGTTGATGATCTAGCCATTGGTATTAAGACCCGTAGCGAGTTTGGTGTGGGAGGTATGTACTCCGCCTTATCTCGTTTGATGATCCTTATGAAGAATGGTAGTAACGACAATACTATTGTTCACGAGATCTTGCACCACCTTGAGCGCATGATGCCTAAGGATATGCAGGATGCTATTCGTAAGGAGTGGGGCAAGGCATTACTCGCGGCAGAGAAGAAGGCTAAGACTCCAGCGGAGAAGCTGTTCTTTGCATTGCTGATGAACACCTACTTTGGTAGCAATAAGTTTGGTGATGTAGTCGTACCCCCAGAGTCTAAAGCTCTGTACGACAAGGTAAGTCGCTATCCCATTCAGCCTTATGGTGTGAATACTTCCCCTATGGAAGTAGCACTTGATATGCTCAAGACTGGTGAAGCGTCTATGGACTTGTACCAGTACACGAATCCTTCAGAGTTCTGGGCTGTTCGGGCTTCGGACATCGTGGCTAAACGCTTTGACATGAAGGACTCTACTGTTAACCGCATCCGCCAGTGGCTCAGAGAGTTAGTACAGAAAATCAAAGGCTTCTTCGGTCTACGATCTGACGCTCCATTGATCAAAGCTTTGAACAGTCTAGCTAAGTCTGATGGTACTTTCCAGTCTAAGAACTTACTTAGCGAGGGTAGCAAGGCGTACTCTATTCAGAAGCAAACACCTGAAGAAATTGGTCAGGAAGTCATGGAAGATATGCTCGATATGGGCAGAGCGCCAGAGGCACCAGAGCCTGGCATTCTTCAAAAGACTCGTGATGTTATCGTCAACAGTGTTTCCAATCCCAAGATTGATGTGGCTTCAGCCAAACAAGCAGCTATCAAAATGGGTAACAAGTTTGAGAATGCCGCGTTTAGTTCTGATGCGGCTTTGAACAACGATCTGGGCAGAGCTGTAAAGGAAAGCTTTACAGATAACGCTGAGATGGTTGGAGCTATGCTTGAGACTAGCTTAAGTCAAACTGTCTGGTCGGACGCTGTTGCTAGTGCTCACCTTAACTATGGAAACTCTAGATATAACGAAGAGTTGCACAAGTGGGAAGCTGTAGATAGTGATGCCAAACTATCCAACATCTCAAAAGAAGTTGGTGAGATTGCCCAGAAGTATGGCTATACCCATGAGTTTGCACAACAAGTAGCACACACTGCTTTTGAAGCTCGACGTACTGGTTCTTTAAATCAGTTTAACGAAGACCTTAGGATTCGTGCTAACTCCATTCGCGCGCAAGGTGGGGTTGAGGTTGATGCCCTGCGTAACGCTGGAAATACCGATGAAGCAGATGCCTTAGAAAAGAAAGTAGAAGCTGCTGCTAGAAAGATTCTCAAAGCTAGTAAGACAATTCATCTGACTGATGAAGAGATTGAAAAAGGCAAGAACTTCTTCCGTAAGATTCCTGAACTTAAGAAGATCTCTAAGATATGGGGTGAGATGCGAGAGAACTCAGCCAAGGTCATGGTTGATAGCGGTCTTTGGAGTGCCGAAGACGCTGATAAGTTACTTAGCAACATTGACTATGTTCCTTTCAATCGTGTCATGGATGAGACTGATGATGTGGCTCGTCAGGAAATGTTGCGTGGCCTAGTTGTTAGAGCTAAAGAACCTGGCATCAAGGGTTCTTTAAGACCTGTTAACGACATCTTTGACAACATGACTAAGTGGACTCAGTACGCTATTGGTCGTGCGGTTCGTAACCGCTCTGCTTTAGCACTGATAGATTCTGCTGTTGATAGGGGTTTGGCTGAAAAGGTCAGTGCCAAAGACAAGGGCAAGAATGTTGTTCGTGTCTGGCGTGAAGGCAAGGAAGAGTTCTATGACATGGTTGATCCCATGTACATAGATGCGTTCAGAGGTCTAGAGTCTGTAGCTATTCCTGCGCTAAAGTGGTTTTCTGCTCCTGCTGAAGTTCTGCGTAGCTCGATTGTGATGTTCCCTCTATTCACATTGCTACAAGTTCCTGCCGACTCCTTTGCCGCCATGTTCACATCTGGTCTAAGACCAAGATTTGCTTTGTCTATTCCTGCTCGTGCGGCTAAAGAGTTTGCTCTTACTTTGGCTAACATGAGTAAGGCTAACCAAGAACTGGCAAGGTTCGGTGTTGTTGGTGTGAAGGATTTCTCGTCTGCCGTTGCTCGTAAGGACATTGAAGTCAGGGCTGGTTTGCGTGGCTCTCCTGGTGTCTGGAATGCAGTTAAGAATGGTCTGCACCATTTTGCTATGGCTGGTGACAACGCTGTTCGTCAAGCTACCTTTGAAGCTACGATGGCACAGGGTAAGAAGGATAAGAAAGATCCTATCCAAACCAGAGCCGAAGCTATTGAGAAAGCATTTGAGGTATGGAATGTACGCCGCCGTGGTACGAGCAAGTTGTTGTCAATAGCTTCTCAGGTTATTCCATTCTTTAATGCCTACCTTGCGGCTCAGAACATTGCTTATAAAATGGTGACTGGTCGTGGCATCTCTCCAACTGAGCGTAAGAATGCTTACGCTACATTGGCGGCTACGACTGGATCGGTGATGGTTCTGTCTTTGCTGTACACCATTTTGCTTGCCGATGATCCAGACTACTTGAAGAAGCAGACTGTGGTTCGAGATCGTATGCTGATGATTCCTGGCACTGATGGCTTGGGTATTCCTTTGCGTTCAGACTGGTACACAATGCCTAAGATCCTGACTGAGCATTTGTATTTGCTTATCACAGAGAAAGGTTATGAGGACGCTAGGAAGTTCCGAACTTCTATGCGAGACTCTTTGGCTAACTCTTTGCTTAGTCCTACACTTATTCCTCAGGCTGTCAAAGCTCCGATTGAGGTTGCTATCAACTACAACTTCTTCCAAGGTCGCCCACTGGTGGGTGAGTTTGAGAAGAAGAAAGAAGCTGAGCGCCAGTTCAATGAGTCTACTTCTCAGTTGGCTAGGCTCTTGTCCAAAGCGCCAGTTAACTACAACTTCGAGCGTGGGGAATGGCAAGGTATGTCTCCTATCGCCATCGATCACCTGATCCGAGGAATGTTTGGAACGATGGGTGGTTTGGTTTCATATACTTCTAACTTCTTCTTGCAAGACCCTGAGGTTGAAAAACCTACTGTATCTTTTAGAGAGGCTATGGCTACATTCCCTGGTGCTAGTGGTGTGTTCACTAAGGATCAGGAAGCTGGTCTGAAGAACGACTTCTATGTCTTGCGGGATGAGACTAACAAAGCCGCTGCTACATTCTCGGACATTAAGAACCGTAGTCCTCAAGAGATTGACAAAATGTTAAAGGATGAAAAGTTCATAGCTCGTTATGGCATGAATAAGAGTGTAGAGAAGATTGCCAAAGAACTGTCTGACATTCGTAAACAGATTAATCAAGTATCTAACCTTCCCAAAGACATTATGAAGAGGGAAGAAAAAGATAAGCTGATTAAACAATTAAGGGCATCTGAGTCTGAGATCCTTAAGACTATCAATGTTAAGGAACTCAGGAAAGAAGCCAAAATTGAATGAATAAACGTTTAGTAATGCATTAGTCTCCGCAGAAGCAAGCGATGGTTTCACCTGACAGGTCAAACATATCGGTTTGCTTTGTGGAGTACTCAAGCATGGAGGCGTAGGTTGGTCTATCGATCCTAAACTTATTGGCATTACCATCTGTAAAAGTGGCAGCTAAAGTTTCCATTTTTGCCCACCAGATAGCCCGTTCAGGTTTCTCTTGGATTAAAGATTGGATCTGACCACTTGGTTTGAGATAGCACAAGTCGCAGTTCCCTGCCAAGGTTCTGCCATTGAATGTGGTCAGTTCTAATTTGAATGGTTGGGTCGCCCAGAACGCCTCTATTTGCGCTATATCCACGCCATCCATAGCCAAGGGTGCGAGAGGCGTTTCAGCCTTCCTATCGGCTCTTAATTTGGCGGCGCGTCTTGGCTCGTCAGCCCTGATCCCAACCATAGCAGTCCACTCTTCCCAACCGATTGACTTTAGATACCTAGCCACCGCCCGAATCTTTAGCTCAGCAGTGCAGGATTTATTGATTGGGTTTGGAAGTTTGCCATAGTGTCGAATGACTTCCTCGAATGGCTCACCATCTCTACTGGCTGTCTCGTAGGTAACTTTCTTGTATCTTTGATCTGCATCCTCGTGAGATACATACTCGATCCAAGTCACAGGTACATTCCAGTTGACAGAGCAATCATTTATAAACTTCAGGGTCGCCTCTTCTTCTTTGCCAGTGTTGGCAAAACAGACAACAGCTTTAGGTGGTAGACCATTGTTCTCTTGTAGAACCCGCCACAGCATATAGGCGGATGTCCTACCGCCTGAGAAGCTGATCACTGTGGGTTCATCTATCTTGTAAGGACTCATCTAGAAGCCTTTCTATGGTAATTGCTAGGGCATCTAACTCATCCATCTTTTTAATCGACCACATCCGTTTCTGGCCATGCCAGCCATTGAAACTTCCTTGGTGGCAATCAGTACATAAAGCAACCACAGTGAATTGCTGATGTTGCTTTACATGGTGGGCGGCGCTAGGAGGAGGGGCATCACAGACAGAGCAGGGTAAACCCTTGACTCTACCTATGTGCTCCCTTTGTTTGGTGGTTAGTTTATTGTTCATTTCTTACTTTTAAACTTATTCAGTTCAGCTTTAGCATCAAGCCAAGGCTGAATGTAAACCATCCGCCTGTCATGGTTCTTGTTCCACTCTTTGATAGCTATGAAAGGATTGGGAGCTGCCTCCCACTCCCTCATCCAAATGACTTCCTGTTGGGCTATCTCGCTTTGTGCGTTACTTACAACTTTCTCCAGTTGTTCAATCTGAGTTTTTCGGTTCATCGCTCTAACCTTTCCTTCATCATCTCTTCTGCCTGATCGTAGGAGACCTGGGCATTGTGTCGGAGGTTTTCACCCCCCGACAAACCCATCAAAGCAAACGCTGCGAAGAAGTCGAGGATAGTGATGTGCTCCAGTGGAACTGGCTCCAACCTTACCAAGCTCTCAACTCCTTCAGCCTTTCGCTTTGCCATTCTTACTCTCCTTATTGATGTTCTGATTAACGATCATCTCAGTTAACTTGAACTCCAAGATCTCAGCAATGGTCGTGCCTTCTAAGCTGATCTTGCTTGCCCAGTCGTCTTCATTAATAAGAGCAATTGAATCACGCACACCTTTGTTATAGCCACCATTGAACTGATCATCTCCTTCAATGATAAGGGTGATGGCATCACGCACCAGACCCGAAGCTTTGCGTTGCCCTGCGGCCAGCTTAAGTTTGTCGTATACATCTCGCTTGAGGTGTACTGAATAGGGAACTAAACGGTTGTCTTCCATGCTTGGAACTCCTGATTGATTATGCGTAGCTGACTAGCTGCCGCTTGGTTTTCTCTTAACTCTGCTCTTGATTGAATGTTTAACTCTTCTTTAAGCCAAGCAGTGGCGATATCTTCTGAGGCATCAAAGGTCTGGCCTGCCTCCAGTAGGAATCGTTGGAACATAGGATCACGGCACAGAATGCCTGCTATCCTAACCATGTCGCCAGAGTGTTCTTGTTCTCTGATCATGGGTCGCTCTTCGTTAGTAAGTCTCACCATTACCACCTGATATCTAGCACCCACGAAGTCCCGAAGAATCTCTTCAGGTACTTCGTCAGGATGCACAGAAAGGGTAAGGATGTACCCAGTCCGGTCTTGTTTAAGGGCTACCTTCACGCCCTCGAACTTACTGATTTCCATGATCAGAAGGGGATATCTGAGTCGTCTTCAGGTATGGCTTTCTGCTCTGGCTTCTTGTAGGTACTAACCTTCAAGCTGAAGAACTTTCCATACTGACCTTCCTTAAGCCATGCTCCGAACTTAATGTTCACAGAATCGCCATTGTTCTCGACGGCTTCTTTGATCATCTCTTTCAAGAGTGAGACATCGATGTCCAAGTTCCCGTTGTAGTCAGGAGAGTTGGGGTTGATCTTGGGTTGCTTAGCCTTGCCGAGCATTCCTGCATTTGGGTATTTCGTAGCCATCATTCGCCTTTCAATTCGTTAGTGCGATTTCTAAAAAGTTTCATCAGTTCTTTGTGTTGCTCTTCATCTTCGGCTTTAAGTTTGTCGAAGATATTGCGGTTCACTTTGAACAGTTCGAGGATGTCATCTTCACAAGTGACTTGTTCAAGTCCCTTCATGGAGATATCAAAGACTAACTTGATCCACTCATCCATTGGGTAGCCTGCATCAGCATCCAATATAAGTTTCCAAGATTTGTCTTTACCTTCCATCTTCCGAGGTGCGGTTTTTGCTTTCGGTTCTGGTTTAGGTTCTGGTTTATCTTCCACTCGTGGGGAAGAATCAATGATGTCATGTTCCACAATTTCCAAAGCAGCCATCCAGAGGTACCTCCGTTGGTAACTCAAAACCGCGCCCAAATTTTGGATCGGGTGAGCACCCTTCAGGTTTGCCTCGGCCATAGGAGAGGTCACAACGATCTGTGAGCCGTCTTCTGTGTCGGTGATACACAGGGTAGCTTGGATGGTATCAAACGACACCACGCCGCACAGTCCAATATCGTCAAAGATAGTTTGGATATGAGGGATGAAGTCACCCAACTCAAAGTATGTATAGCCTGCAAACTTATTCATGCCAGACTTCTTCATCTCTGTACCTTGAAGCTTGACCCTAGCTTGCATTAGCTTTTTATGGACACTCATGATGTAACCTTCTTAGTTGGACGACCTGGACTTTTCTTGGGTGTGCCATCCTTTTTCAAACCATACTTGTGGGTCTTAGCTTGAGTAACAGTCACTGTGTTAGGAGGCATCTGTTTCTTTGATGCTTCAACCTCATTAACAAGGTAATGAACTAATCGATTGACTTGCTTGAATGGCATATCTAAAAGACCAGTCAAGATTAATTCAGCTTCTTCACGAGAGACAATAATTTTTACTATGTTCATGATGTTTCCTTTGTTGATAAATACTCTTTGTACTGAGAGCAGAACTGGCTGACTTGGCAATACTTCTCGCAGCGCGTTCTCTCTCCCTCTCTAACCTCCAAGATGTATCCCTTGGTTAATACTGCCTCTGCTTCTTCGAGAGTTCTATGAACACTCTTAGCTCGCATACCGCCTTCTTTCTTGATGGCGTATGTGGTGGGCTTCTCCCACATCTCTTCTGAATTACAGTTGGCCATGTCGCCACCTGTCTCCATCTCAAACATCGCCTGTGCGTGTTTATGTATTCTTCCCTTGATGAACTCTTCACGAGTAGCGAAGTCCCACAGTGGGATATCAATCGTAGCTACTGGTGATTGAGGATAAGTTTCCTTGGCCTGTGCATCACGAGCAGACCAGTCACGAATGATGGCAATGATCTGTAACTTACCCACAGGTTTCTTCTTGATGTGTTCCACCATCCATGCGTAGATGTTTAACTGACGATGCCAGTCATCCTTCTCGTTCATCACCGCCCACGCACCAGTGACCTTGTAGTCGGAGACAGTGATAGATCCATCGGCTTCTGTTTCTTGCAGGTCGATAGCACCTGAGATGTGCCATCCATCAAACTCGGTGTGAAGGCGTTCTTCGACTACATGGTTATCACCCTTGCCATGTTCTAAGATGTTATGAACAGCAGAGCCGAACAGTGACCACACCATCTCGCTTGCGTCCTGCTCAATGTCATCCCAGTGTTTGTGCTTTAGCTGCACGATACGAGGAGAGCTGATGATCTCGGTTGCAGAGATATGAGCCTTACCTTTTGAGTAGGTAGGGCGGTGTATGACATTGACGAATGTCTGTGGCAAATTGAACTTGTTTGTGAACTTCATTTCCTCTCCTATGTGTTAGTTGGTGATGAATCATACCTGATATATTTTAAGTTTGCAATAGGTAGGTTAAAATATTTTTCATCAGGTAGGAGAGACTATGAGAAGAGCCATGAGAGTGGATGCAAATCAAGAGCAGATCGTGAGTGCTTTAAGGGCGCGCGGTGCGGGTGTGAGGGTGATATCACAGGGTGATGGGATACCAGATCTACTCGTAGGCTATAGGGGATTCACCATCCTAATGGAAGTTAAGGATGGTCAGAAAGTCCCATCTGCCAGGAAGCTCACGTTTGCTGAACAGAAGTTCTTTGATGACTGGCAGGGTGGGATGTTGGTCATTGTAAATTCTGTTGAAGAAGCACTTGAAACTTTGAAGAGGTGCGAGTAATATGTGTTCATTCCAGAGGGCTGGGTGTTTTGTAGGTTGCTTTTTTCCTTTGATTGGTTTTGTGGCTCCGTAACTGGGGCCACTTTTTTCAGAGGCAATACACATGAGTATCTGGACGCTGAAACGTAAGGCGGACTAACCTAGAAGCGGGAAGCCACAGTACACGCGGTCACTGTGGTAGCAAGACAGGGAAAAAGGTACTCAGTTGTGTTGGTGGTAAGCGGGTTAGCGCCGCGCGTTGTTCCTTAGTTCGGTTTTAACGCCATCACTGCTTCATGTGCCCACCAACAATCTCATTTATGAACACAGAAGACAAACTAGCGTGGTGTGAGCAGGGTGAGCATGATGAGGCAGTGTTTGCTGTCAGTAGGCTATTCCAACTTGGTTTGGCTGGCCACATCAATCCGGAGAAGCTTACAAATAAATACACCCACGACCTGTTCGTACAGTTTAAATCTGACCTCAAGACAGTCAGGACTCCTCTCTTTAAATCCCAAAAGCTTTATGGTATAGACCCCCAGTATGCGGTGACCTTTAACCTCAAGGATGGTGAGCGGTACGCCAAGCTATACCCCAATATTGTTGTGATCTTTGATGTTAAGTGGGAGCAAACGAGGATGGAGATAGGCGGTCAGGCGTACCAGGTCAAGCCTATGCACGAGACTTACGCAGGGTTCTTGAATGACATCCGTAAGGCTATCATGAAGGGTGGTAATAAGAAGATCGAGTACGCCAGAAGGGTTGATGATGTCAGTGGTAATGCCAAAGCCAGTTGGGTATTTGATGTTAGGTTGCTACAAAAATTGTAAGTAAGGTATTGACACAGACTGATACTGTTTGATATATTCCGATTCGTTACTGTTGCGAGTGACAAGTTAAGGCCACTTATGGCTATATTCCGCTTTACCTAATGCTTTCGGTAGGAGAGTCATTAGGCAAGGTCGCAACCGGAATGTAGCCTTAAGTGGCTTTTTTGTTATGGGACTGGGACTGTGCAGTGGGTTAGCTCCACTGTGACGGTAAATGTTTTGAAAACACTGCTTTATGTGGGCAGTCTCAGTCTCTCCTACAGTAACTTGTCCCAAGGTTCTATCGGGTTTTGGACTAGCATGAGGGAAGCGTTGGAAGCCGAAAGGTGTAGAGCGCAGTCCACTAGTTCTACTACGTTCTTACTTGGGGCGAGAGCGCATAAGAAGATGCAAGCGCAAATGGGGGAGATGCCAGTAGTGTCCGTGGTTCGTTTCTGCGGGTGGCGGTACTGGTTCAGGCGACCATGCTAGACGAGGTTACTCTCGGAAAGCGCCTGATGGGGTGGATAAGTAATTACTTCTACCCCCACCGGACACTCAGTCAGTGGCTCCGTGGTGTAAAGTCTGCCAAGGGATTTGTCGTCCCTTAGGCAGAGCCATGTTCACCGAAGCCTTGTCGTCCACCATAGTGTAAGCCTTCCTGCGTAGTTTTCTGATAGCTTTGTCGTGGATCTGGGCGATCCTGGTGTAAGTTCGTTTAAAGCACCACCCGATCTCTGTAAAGTTTAAGTCCATGTAGTAATACATGAAGATGACTGACTCTTCTCGGACTGAGAGGACTCCTCCCTCTCGGTTTACGAGGTACATCCCATCCTTGATACTTAGTAGTTTGGTGATCAAGTCTCTATCCTCTACCCCTTCGAGGTCTGGTTCAGCAAAGCTAAAGCCGAACTCTGGCAGGGGTGGGAGTTCATCATTTCGTGTGTACCAGATATCTCTTATTCTGTGATCTAGACTTTTAATCTTTAACTTCCCATACATTGATGTCATGTTGCTTTCCTTTTGGCTTATTTTATACCTGATACAAATATTTTCAACTAACTGTTGACAATGGCAATTATAGTGTATACTTCTGCAAATGCGTAAACAAACTCGTAGAGAAGTGTATCATCTTGAGGTATGCATTACTAAACGTTTAGGAATGGAGGCTGTATGAATCCGAGGAGCGTGTATGTGAACGCATATATGGCGGGGTTGATATCGATAGATCAGCAGAACACGCCATATAACGAGGTTGAAATTAAGGGTGACTTGGCTAGTCTTTTACAGTTTGCTGAGTTAACTATTCGGGATCGGGAGATAGATCAACATATGGAAGCAATGGAAAAACTTATGAAGGAAAAAAATGACTAATGAAGAAAGAGAATTGGATTTGCTAGTGGGTAACTTGGAAATGGAAGTAAAGCGTCTGAGACACATTGAGAAAACAGCCAGTCTGGTCGTCAATGTTTTTAGTAACACAATTGATTATCACATTTGGGATCAAGCTATGGATGCGCTTGAGGCTGCGCTAAAGGAGAAGCCATGAACAAAGATGAAGTGATAGCCCTTGCTGAAAAGTGCAAGCTGGCCGTGCTTATACACAGTCAATGGACGCATGAAATTAGAAAGTTCACCGTGGTTGATTATGTTGTTGAGGGCGACCTTGGAAGCCTGATGCAGTTTGCCGACCTAGTAGCCAATGCCGAGCGTGAGGCGTGTGCAGACATAGCTGATTACAAATTGGACAACAAAGGATTGACTGCATCTGACTCCCCAAAAGAATGGTGGAACTGTGCGTGTAAAAACATTGCAGATGCCATCCGAGCAAGGGGACAAGCATGACTGATGACGATGACATCCAAGAATACGCCCAACCTTGCCCAAACTGTGAGTTCCACAGGAAACGAGCACAACGCTGGCGTGAGGAAGCTTACAAACAATCGGGTTATCCATTGCCTGAACGTGGGTGGGTAGGGCTATCGCAGGAAAACTTTTTAGAAGCTTGTCAGATTGCAGAGCGAGGCAACTATTTAGTTGCGTTTCAGCGTATTCAACAAATTCTTAAGGAGCGCAACGAATGAACAACGAACCAGTAGCATGGCACTACCCAGACGGCAAGCCTGACCAATGCACAACAGACAAAGAGTATGCAGAGAAAGAACCTGCTTGGACACCGATGTACTACAAGCAAGAGTGGGTAGGGCTGACTAAAGAAGAGCGACACGAAATCAGCATGGCTAATAAACCATACGTTGCAGACATTATGGCGGCACATGAGGAAGAGCTTAAACGGAGAAACACATGAGCGAAGCAAGATTGAATGTATGGGAGAGGGCATTGGGTTGGCGTAAGAGGCAAATGATTATTCGTCAGCTTGACCCGATCTCTAACAAGATACGCAACGACACCTTGGAAGAGGTAGCTAAAGATTTTGAGGCTATGAAGAATGGTGGAGACACCACGGCCAGCTTTGCTGTCTATGTAAGGAGTTTAAAAAAATAAATAAATTTCTAGCACAACAACTGGCAATTAAAAGATTTTAAGGAGAAGAAAATGGAAGAAGCAAAGAGTGCGTTTGAAGCCTTGATGGTAACCAAACAAAAGAATGTATCTGACCTATGGGATGGCAAGGCATATACGAACAAGAACATTCATACCAAGTGGAGTTACTTCCTCATGGGTTGGACTATGGCTAAACAAGGAAAATAAATGTTATTAGATATTTCAAAACTAGATTTCAATTGCGACACACAAGTTCGAGTAGAAGTTGTTGAGGAGACTGTTGAAGACTATGCATACAAGATGGAAAAAGGGGTTGAGTTCACTCCGATTGATGTCTTCCACGATGGCTTGATCTACATTCCAGTCGATGGCTTTCACCGCATCTTGGCGGCTCAACGCTTGGGTCGTCAGAAGATCGAAGCAACGATCATCAAGGGAACTAAACGAGCCGCTTGGTTGTACGCAAGGAAACACGCCAACAGTAAGAATGGTATGCGTTTAACCAACGCAGACAAGCGCAAGAAAGTCAATGACTACTTGCAAGACTATGAGTGTATGTTTTGGACAGACGCTAAGATTGCAATTGAGGCTGATGTCTCCCTTCCATTTGTCACTCGTATGCGTGGTGGCAATAAGCCTGAGAAGATTATTGTTGAGCGCAATGGCAAAACATTCGAGCGCAAGGGTAAGAATAAGGCTAAGCTAGAGAATGTAGTTGAAGCACCGATTGAGAAGGATGATCCTCGTGATGATGTGATCAAACACCTGGCAGAAGAGAATGAGAAACTCAAGGATCAGATGATCATTGGTGCTATCGATGACACTGGCGAACAACAGACTGCATCAGAGTTAATTGAAGAACTTCGCAAAGAGAATCAGATCTTGTCTAACCAGTTGAACACAGTGAAGATCAGTCGAGACACACTCATGAATGAGAATGCTCAACTGAAGAAACAAGTCGCTGTACTTCAACGCAAACTAAAGAGCTTGGAGTCATGAATGAGTTGGCTTTATTCGCGGGTGCTGGTGGAGGCATACTTGGAGGCCACCTCCTCGGATGGCGTACAGTCTGTGCAGTCGAGTGGGAAGAGTATCCCGCAAGCATATTGTGCGCCCGACAAAATGATTACCTTCTCCCGCCTTTCCCGATTTGGGATGATGTGTGCTCCTTTGACGGAACTCCTTGGCGAGGAATTGTCGATGTCATCAGTGGTGGATTTCCATGTCAGGACATTAGTGCCGCAGGAAAGGGAGTCGGCATTGATGGAGAGCGAAGTGGAATGTGGGGAGAAATGGCGAGGATCATTCACGAAGTTCGACCCCGATACGTCTTCGTGGAAAACTCACCAATGCTCACTAGCAGGGGACTTGGACGAGTACTTGGAGACTTGGCCTCAATGGGGTTTGATGCGCGGTGGGGAGTGTTGGGAGCAGCAGACATTGGCGCAAACCATCAGAGGGACAGGATCTGGATTGTCGCCAAATGGCGTGGACAGCTTCCACACGCCCAACACCACAGGATTAGATGGTGGGAGCAACAGCAGGAAAGCATTGCGAGGTCGCATGGAGAAGCTTCCTACTCCGACTGCATCGGATCACAGATCACAACCAACGAGCAAGAGTTGGAAGGCGAAGGGGGCAATCAACTACAAGCTGAGCAACCCAGAGATCCAAGCCAAGTGGCCAACGCCTCAGAGCAGGGACTACAAGGGGAGCAGTGGTCGCAGTTTGAAGGGGATGGAGACAGATCTACCGACCAAGGTGAAGCAATGGCCAACGCCCGATGCGAACTGCGGGATCAGGGGGACTCAGCCGAACTGGGTGCCAGTAAGGAAGTCGGGGCAACCTGCTCAGTACTCGATCAATCAGGCGGTGAGGGACAGTCTTTACCCTACCCCATGCTCGACGGACTACAAGGGTTCGGGGAAGAATGGGGATCTGAGGGACAGACTGGACTATGCGGTGGAGAGGGGGGCAACGAAGAGCAAGACTTATTCGCAACCTCCTCCAAGCGGGGGGCAACTCAATCCAAGTTGGGTGGAATGGCTCATGGGATGGCCTATAAATTGGACGAGTCTGGAGGCAATAAATGAAATTGAATTCTGGTCGGAAGCAAGCACAAAGGCTTTTCAAAGCATTGATATGTCATATCTGTGGTGGGGAACAGACCCTTCACAGACACCATTTAGACCACAATCCTTTGAACAACGATCCGATGAACATTCAGATTTTATGTGTTCATTGCCACAACAAGGAACATCGGAAGCTGAAGCCAGTTCCATGTCAGATATGCAAGAAGGAATTCCAACCGAAGAGGGCGAGGAATTCCAAGATATGCAGTTCACCGTGTTTAAAGGAGATGGGCAGACTTTCTGCTATGAAACGATGGTCATCCCCAGAGTTGCGACTGAGATAACAGCAAGAGTTGACCGCTTGAAGGCAATCGGAAATGGACAAGTCCCATTGTGTGCAAGTCAAGCCTTTAGAATCTTAAATCGTAGGTAAGCCCAAGCTATCGGGCTAGTGTGATAGCAGTTTGGAGTAATCATGGGATTGGAATTAAGGCCTTATCAAAAGGCAACGCTAGAGGCTTTGCGTAAAGGTTTCATAGCAGGGAATAGAAAGCAGATTCTCTACGCACCAACTGGTGCAGGGAAGACAGAGATGGCTATCGCATTGCTCGAAGCCACCAAGGACAAGGGTAATCGTGCGGCGATGATCTTGGACAGGATCATCCTGTGTGATCAGACAAGTCAGCGTCTTGATAAGTACAACATTGATCATGGGGTATTGCAGTCAGGTCACTGGCGAGACAAGCCATATGAAAAGATCCAAGTGTGTTCTGCTCAGACACTTGAGAGGCGCGGGGAATTTCCTGGTCTTTCTTTGTTGATCGTTGACGAAGCGCATCAGACTAGAGAAGCAACAGTTGAGTTCATCAACAACAACCCTGATGTTCGGGTCATTGGCCTGACTGCCACTCCTTTTACAAAGGGGTTGGGAAACATCTATCAAAATGTTATCTCTACTGTCACGACCAAGCAGTTGGTGGATGACAAGGTACTCGTACCCTTAAAAGTATTCATAGCCAAAGAGATAGACATGACAGGGGCTAAGAAGATTGCGGGTGAGTGGTCGCCTAACGAGACTACCAAGAGGGGGATGCAGATCACAGGGGATATCGTAGAGGAGTGGGAGAAGAAGACGATTCAGATCTTTGGCAAGCCAGTCAAGACGATTGTGTTCTGTTCGGGCGTGGCTCATGGTGCAGACTTGGCTCAGAAGTTCGCAGCCTCAGGCTATAACTTCATTTCTATCAGCTATCAGGATGATGATGACTTCAAGCAAGAGGTGATCAAAGACTTTTCTAAGCCCGACACAGAGATTCATGGGTTGATAGCCACAGACATACTGACCAAGGGATTTGATGTCCCTGATGTGCTTATAGGCGTATCTGCACGACCCTTTTCCAAGAGTCTGTCTTCTCACATTCAGCAGATGGGCAGGATCATGAGGAGTCACCCTGACAAAGAGTTTGCGGTGTGGCTTGACCATTCGGGGAACTATCTTAGATTCCGAGAGGATTGGGATGAGGTTTACTCTAATGGTGTACATGAGTTACTTGAAGGCAGGGAGAAACCCAAGAAAGAACCGACTCAGAAAGAGAAGGAGGCTCACAAGTGTCCATCGTGTGGCTCATTTTGGATTGGTCTATCTGATACTTGTCACAACTGTGGCTATGTGAAGATGAAGAAGTCCAAGGTCGAACAAGTGGCAGGGACATTGGAGGAACTGGGTGGGCCATCGGATAGAGATATCAAACAGAAGTGGTGGTCGATGTTGAGTTGGTATGTGCGTAATCAGAACTGGAATCCTGGCAGAGCGGCTCATCTTTACAAGGAGAAGTTCGGGGTCTGGCCTAGGTCATTGCACGATATGCCAGAGATACCAGACAAGGAGGTTCTTAAGTTTGTGGACAACAGTATTAGGAAGTATGTGAGATCTATTCGGAGGAGTCGGTGATGGACTTGCTTAACTTTTGTCGCGCGCATGGCATCCTTATAGATTCAATGCCACCCATAGGAATATGGAAAAGGTTTCCGACTGAGGATCATCCACGCAGTAGAAATGGAGCGGTGAAGTTCATGGGTGACCATGCCTTCGTTCAGAACCATGCGGTGGATGTCGAGGTAGCGGTGTGGAAGATAGACGCTACCCATATAGTTGACCATCAGAGAATTCAGAGGGATGTGCGAGAAGCTGAACGCCAAAGGCAGGAACTTCAGAGGGCTGCGATAGCCAAGACTGCGAAGATTCTAACTGAGGCACAGTTTGGCAAGCATGATTATCTGAAGGCAAAGGGATTCCCTGATGCTGAAGGCAAGGTGTGGGTCAAGGATGGGGAGCAGTTCCTAGTCATACCCATGAGGGTTGGAGGTAACTTAGTCGGTTGCCAAATGATCGACCAGTCAGGCGGGAAGAAGTTTCTGTATGGGCAACGCACGAGCGGTGCAGAACTGGTGATCGACAACAAGGGTGTAGATATATTCTGCGAGGGGTATGCGACTGCGTTATCCATACAGTCTGTTTTGAGAAAGCTTAAGAGGAGATACAGGATTCATGTTTGCTTCTCGGCAATGAACCTTAAGAAGATTGCGTTAGCCATAGGGTCTGGATGTGTGGTTGCGGATAATGACAAGAGCGGAACTGGCGAGCGGATAGCTAGGGAAATCGGCTACCCATACTGGATGAGTGAAGTCTTGGGGGAGGATGCCAACGACACAATGCAGAGGATCGGAGACTTCCGCTTCGGTCAGGCAATCATCAAATCATTGAAGATTGTTTGAGTAGTTGAGATACTCCACACTCAAGACTTCGGGATTCATGATCTCGGCGGCGGTGAGGTTGGCAAGTATCTCAACTCCAATTTCGTAACACATCAGGCCTTGACCGATGTGGTCAGACTTGACTGTTACGAAACCATTCTCATCTTCGACTAGGTATATGGCAAATAAGCTTCTCTTTTTCATCAAAACATTTTGCCTAAACAATAGCCGATTGCAATACATACGCAAGCCAACTCTAAAATTTCTTGCCAGTAGGTTGGCTTGTCACCCATAACCTCGATTGCACATCCATACCTGGCACGATGATCTGAGTCGTCTGGGAAAGCCTCGGCCAGAGTTCGGGGGTAAGTTCGGGTCGTGTCCATCATGTAGTCTCCTTGATCTCAGCGAAATTCTCATCCAAAACCCCTGCGTCTTGCAACGCCATTTCGATGTTAAAAACGAAGTCACCTAGCATCTTTGGCATATCAAAACCCTGCTCAAGGTATGCGTCATGAAGTGACCAAACTAAATACTTGGCGTACTCTGCATCACCTTTGTAGGATAGGTATCCATTTTCTGCGTTAATCATAATCATGATAATTCCTTTGCGAGTAAGTTATAAAGTCTTCCCATTTCCTCATCTGATAAATTCAGATTGTTATAGATAGGGGTTGAACATGGATTGATTAACTCATAATCAATAGTTAATCGTGCGATTTCAAGAGCAGTTATTAAGTCTGATTTAGATAATGTCATTACATAATCTCCTTCATTGCCTGTCTTTATATTCAGATTGAATTTCTTCGTCTGTCATGTTGTCGTATCCCTTGACTCCAAAAGTCAAGATGTGGGCAAAGTACTCATCCTTACTGGCTGAGTTACTCCAATCGTGCAGATCGTCATAGATTAACCATTCGATCATTTCCTCTCTGGACAGTTCTTTTTCCTCTTGGGCTGCGGAGGCATCTAACTGCCCCTGATAATGTGCCAAGAGGGCGCGGTAGTGGTCGTCTAAGCCATTCATTGCTTCTCTCCTAGGTTAAGGTGTACCCATTCATCCATGTCTCCATCTACCATTGAAATCTCATGTATCTCATGGTCATTCCAACTGTAGACTTCAAGGTCGGGATTCAGTTCTTGTAACTGGTTGATTAGATCTTTGACTTTCATTTTTCTTCTCCTTCATTTGTTTAGATTGATGTTCCATTGCCATGACAGTCAGGGCAATATTTATAGACAGGCACTAACCCTCCGCTATCGTCAATGTCTATACCTTGGTCAGTCCAGTAGGCCTGACAACTTTCACAACCATGCGTGTCTTGCCAAATTGATTCTGCTTGTTGCTCCACTTCTTTCAATGCCACATGAAATCGACTGCGGTATTCGGATGGTGTTTCGTCTAACTGCTTGGCTTCGATTTCAATGTCATCAGTCCCATAATCTACGCCTTCGACAATGCTTCCCACAGTAAAAGACACCGCCAATTGACCTCGTTCATCCATCGCTTTCCATGTGCCTAATTCGTGCAAGTCATTTGGGTACATGGTTTTGCGAACCATCTGTTCATGGTAGTCATCAAAACAAGTGCCAGTTACTTCTAAGTATTCAATCGTCATGCACATATACGCACCGCAATCGGTGTACTTGTAAACTTGCCGATAAAGTTCTGCGGCACTATCAGCATCAGGAAATGCTTCGCTAAAAAAGCGATTGCTCAATTGATCTAATTCTTGTGGATAGTCTTTCATCTTAAGTCTGCCTTTCCTGCATGATGTAAAGCTTCATTCCACACCGCCCATGCATCAATGAGTTTTTGTGGGGGTTGGTCTTCGTTGTTGCCTGTGATGTAGAGAACGATATCCTCGACCTCAGACTCTTTGACCACTCGGTCATAGGTTACCGCAAAAGCCCTTTCATCCTCGTTCAATTGCTTAATCAATCCCTGTATAAAGCCCTGCTCATAGCATTCTCTGGCGAATTGAATATGCGAGTCACTCAATACGATTTTGCATCGTTCAGCGGTTTCTTCCATGATTTCTATATTCATTTTTGTTTCTCCTGAAAATAAGTTTTAGCATCTTGCCAAACGCCCCATGCGTCAGCCAAACCTGTGTAATATTCCATGCCATATTCTTCGCAGAAAGAATCGTGGTTATCTGCCCTGACAAACGCCTCTATAACTTCTCTAGGCGTGTCTGCGACATTACACAAGCAAGCATTTACAAAAGCTTCCTCATCGTCTGTAAGCTTGCGTGTGATGTCATGAACATATTGTTTAATCAGTCCGCCTCCCTGATCGTAGATGTTTACAGTAAAGTCATTATCAGTTGTGGAAATACAGACCGACCCATACATTTGTTTGTGTCCAATATCCACAACCAAAGTGTCCATTGCAAAGTGTTGATAAATCTCAATCATTATTTTTCCTTAATTAAACAAATACTTCGGTTGGGATAGGCTTCAAAATCAATTTAAGTCTTTCGCTATAATGCTCCTGGTATTTATAAAGTATTTCAATCTGATTTTTATTTAAATTCTCCCTATAAATTCGACCAATTAATGCACCATATTTGCAAATATTTAAATGTCGTTTTGCATAATCGGTAAATAACAATTCATTATCACGAAACGCAGCCACAAATAATTGTGGGTTGTTTGTTTCAATTGTTTGCCTTGTATTATGGCGAGTTGGGATATTGGTATATTCAATATAATATGTCATGTCAGCCTCCGAATGTCATGGGTGAATGTTTAAAGCCTGCTTTGGCAAAGTAAGCCTCCATGCCTGAGGTATCTTCATCGAAGGTATCTGTTTCTTCGTCATACAAGTTTTGCAAGAACTCAGGTGACTTGTCTGTGAAGTCTTTCCCTTTCTTGTAATGCCCTGCGTATTGCATACCCTGCTCAACATAGGTTGCTTCTACCTTGAAACCTTCCTCCTCCAATGCCTTATAGATTTCGATGGGGGGTGCCCATGCGGTTTCAAAGTACAGGGTTGCGGTATTTTTCTTGCGAGATGCTGAAAGGATGGTTGCATCCCATTTAGTACCCCAGTTTTTTATTCGCCAGTCGTACCATCCATTACCTTCGAGCAGGTCTAAGGGTGTGGGTTTGATCATGTCGAAAATTAAAGACTTGTCGCTACTGTCAAATTGCGTTTCCAATATGTCCAGAAGCTTTCGGTTACTGTCATTTGTTGCAGTAAGTTTGAGAGAGTTTGAGCACCAGTTAGGCATGATATTTTTCCTTTAATTTATCGGTTGAGTTAAATCCAATCGCCATACTTTTCCATAGCTTTCTTGTACGCTGAATAGTTCTTGAACGAACCTTCGTCTAGGCAGATCTTGAGGAATCGGTCAGACATGAAATAGCCTTGAGCCAACTCATCTCCTGACATTCCCAGTTCTTCGTAAGACTCGTTGTTGTACTTCTCTTTGAGAACA